AAACTTTATCTATACTCCCCCAAGAAACTTGCGATGATTTGGACCACAATCCTGCGCCCTATATCTCACCACAAATCGTCTTGTGGGGTAGGAGAAGGGACTTGAACCCTCGACCGCCTGGACCACAATCAGGAGCTCTAACCAACTGAGCTACTCCTACCACGTATAATTAAAGATTACAGTTTTCCTGTTACTAAATTCCCAAGTTTTTAATAAATCACGAAAACTACTCTAATTATACACCAAAACGCCAAAAATCTCAACATTTCTCAATCGCGGTTTGATAAATTTGGCGCATTTTAAAATCGCGAATATGCGTATATCGGCGCGTCGTATTTAGGCTTTGGTGGCCGAGGAACGCTGCGACATAGCGAATATCTACTCCGTCCTCTATAAGACGTGTTGCGAAAGAGTGCCGCATTGTGTGCGGCGTAACTTTTGTCATCCCTGTTTTATGGGCGGCACGTCTAAAGACTTGCTGGATATTGCCAGGCGTTACTCTCTTGCCTGTTTCATTAGCAATAAAAAGAGCTGGGTTATCGTCCGTCCTCATCAAGAGGTACGCCTCGATATCGTCCTCTATTTCCTTTGTAATAAAGCACGGCCTCGGCTCTTTACTTTTACCAACTACGGTAAACTGTCGGTCGCGAATTGTGTTCCGATCTAGCGCACAAAGTTCGCCGATACGGAGTCCGGTGTTAAAGAGCATTTTACAGATTAAAACGTTGCGCGTTCTGTTAAGGTTAGAATATCCTCGGCGTGAGCGCCCTACCTCTGCGAGAAACTTATCATACTGCTCGCAATCTATAAAACGAGCGTGTTTCTTCTCTGATTTTGGGACTACAATCTCATCTGGGTTTACAGTTCGTATTCCACGCTTCCGGCAAAACCGTATCACCGTTCGCAGCTTGGAAACGTACTCTTTGGCCGTATCTTTAGAAACTATTCTTTGGTCCTCTAAATCCTCGCGTGGCTCTATTAGATCCAGATAAAAGTTACTGATATCGTCCAGCCTCAGCCTTCGGACTTGTATATCCCCAAAGTAATCCACGACGACGTGGCTGGCGTATTCGTACGCCCTATCTGTGTTTGGGGAGCAACCCTTGCCCCGTATTTCTCGTTTCCGGTATTCAGAAAACGCCTCTGATATTTTCATTATTTTTCTCCTCCCCACCCCTTAACTGATATTTGTGGTGAGGGAGGAGTTTTATTTCTCGCCCATTTTTATTTGGCAAAGAGCGATAAAGTATTTAAGTGGGGTTTCAATCTTTGGCCCGTGCGCCTGCTCGTACGCCGACCAGATATCATCCTCGCTTAATTTCCACGCACACTTACAGAAAAAGTTTCTACTACCAGGAGCTCCGAATTTGCGTACAAGGTGGTCCGCTATATTATCCACCCTTATAGATCTACTATTCGCCATCGTCTTTCCTCCTTATATTGTGTACGGCTAGATGGCAATCAGTACAGAGGACGACTAAATCTTCCGTGTGGTCCAATTCCGATCCAATATGTTCGTAACTAATATGGTGCACGACTAGGTGAGCTGGGTTAAACTTTTCCCTACAACGCCCACACGTAAAGTTACACATAAGTTTAAACACGCTAGACTCATATTTCCACAATGGGCTATTCGTAAACCAACTATACGGGCGTTTATCATCGCCGGCTCCGTTCATAGTGTGGCAAACAATTTTTCTCCTTGTTTCCTCGCTTAATTCGTTAAGCCAAACATACATAAAACGCTCTATCTGCTTAATTGCTGGGTTTATAAAAGCCCCACAATCACTCATAAACTTATTGTTACCGAATAGAAAATCCTCTATGTGATCTAATTTATATTCGCTAATCTCCTCCAAGACTTCCTCTCGTAAAGAACGTTCACTCCTCACCCCGTTTTCTACTACAATGTCATTGTCATTGTTACGTCTTTCAGACTCTACAATGTCATTGTCATTGTGTTGCTGGGATTTCCCCATAGTTTACCTCCTTTTCTTTGGCTTCAAAAAGACTGCCGTTCGCACACTCCTCTTGGAACCTTACCTAAATTATAAAATCTTTTTACTCCGTACGCAAGCAAAGAGATCCCGCTGGCCGAGATTTTATTACCACAAAAACCTCGACTTTCCATCGAGGCTCTATATCAGTTATTCGTACTTCTATTGTATCAGACTTTAAAAACGAGTGCAAGACTTTTCCGCCACGAAAAGAGCGCCTGTGGTAGGCGCTCGTAATCGTCGTGATTTATCTCTTTTATTGTAGCACAGTAACAGATAAACGTCAACGACTTTTAAGGGGTAAGAACTATAAAGAAAATCGCAAAATCTTTATATGTCAACGATAACGTGATAAAAGTTTACATATTCTATCAAGTTGTAAACGGATTTAAAAGCCCCCGATCACGGAGGCTTTTCGTAAAACTTGCGAACGATAGCTAACTGTTCGCGAAAACCATCGGCGGTTGGCTGGGCCACGCAATCAAAGAGCGCGGCGAGTAGGCCGAGCCTCTTTTCGATAGGATCATCATCGCTTATTGCGCCATATTTTTCAAGATAGCGTAACTGCTCCAACGCTCCTTTGGCAGCCAACTCGCTCGGAACTGGTATGTGCACCATATTCTCGTGGATAAACCGGTGCAAAGTAGTCTTTGGTATCAGCATAATGCAATAATGGAACTGTCGCAGCGCATAGATAGAGCCACTATTCCACCGTTTCTTGATAAAACAGAGGTGGTGGCGATCATACGCGTTGGTCTGTATCTGTTTCCTTCGTTGCTTCCTGTTTCGCCGTAGATAGCGTCTTTTCTTTTTAGCCATAACAATACCCACCTTTCTGCTTAAAGTGGCTAAAACGCCCTAAAAATCACGGAATTTGGCATATTTTTGTGGATATTCCCACATTTTTCCAGGTTTTTCCGGCCAGTTTTACACATTTTTCGCAAGTTTTTAACGTACAATTACGGGTTAAAGCCGTATCATCTGCGTAGGGGAGTTAAGAAAACCTACGCAGGTGGCACGGTTTTAACACAAGATACGACCGCCAGACTCTTTCCCCGACGGTCGCAGGTCATACATTTAACACAAGTTTTTGTTTTGGATACAGAGTGTGAGTTTATTGGGAGGTGTTATTTGACTATTAAGGTGCTGAAAGAGATTTAGCGGCGTTCGATTGTATCTCCTGCAAATAAACCAACGCCCGAACTTGAAACCCACCCTTGATATACCGACTGTCCTGGTCTAACCACCGTAGAGTACCAACTTCTCGCATACTCGTTCATCGCCTCGCCCCACTCTACTTTACCCTCGCAGCGTTTCATAATCGCGCCGAGAGTATCGCCAGCCACAACGTTTATCACCTTACAAGAGGAAACCGGCGTTGGTGTAGGAGTAGGCGTTGGCGTTGGCTCTGGATCTGGCTCGTAATCGCCTGGCACTACCCAAACCCAACCGCTGATATTCATATTGTGAGTTGCGACGGTTAGCGGTACGTAGTTTGCGTCGTTCACCATAGCGGTATTCGTTCCGGTCGCATAGAGATACATAGCCGTATGGCCGTATAAGGTGTTGAAACCACCAGAGCCGATAGCACCGGCAACTGGCTTGTCGATATACTTCCAGCCGAAATTCTTTACAAGATAGGCGGCCACGTCTTTACCGTTTACCGGTCCGTAATCGGGATGAGCCGACGAGTAATCTTTCTTACCGGTGGCAAGGTAAGCTGTATATTTAGAGCACTGCCAGCCACTTCCGCCATCGTTGTCGCCGTCTGGTTTCCTACGAGCTATAACTTGGTCTAGCGAAGTTGAGGCGCCTTGCCCTGTCGGTTCCTCATTTTCTTTGATAGTTTCCTCATCGGTCGGCGCGTCCTCGTTCATAATGCGGAACATAGCCGCTTCCGCGTCCTCTATAAACTTCGTGGTCGCTTCCGGGATTTGCGCGTCGTTGCCGTCAAGCGTGATATACTGGCCGTTCTCGGACACGTGCCCAAAAATGATAAAGAGAGCGCAGAGAATAGAAACTCCACCTACGATAAACCAATGTAGGTTACGTTTGAGAAACTTACTTACTGCCTTCATCTTTCTTGTCCTCCGTTATTTTCTGGCTGGTAGAACCAAAGAAGTACATATTTATCACGGTGTTAGCGGCCAAAAAGGTCGTTACGATTTGTTCGCCCACGCCTGCAAACCCCCACGTTTTAGAGATAAGAGAAACGAACGTTGCGATTGCCGATAGAATACCTGCCGCAAGTGATAGTTTCCTCTGTACCGTGAGGCTTGTTTTTATTGGTTGTATTTGTGCCATCTTAACTCCTTTCGTTAGTTTATTTCAGCACGATTTCTATGTTGCCACCATATTCGGTGGCCCACTTACTATACATAGACGTCATATAAGTATCACCGTGTAGTTCCAGGAAATAATAACGCGCCAGCTTTTCGATCTCTGCGCGATTTTCCGGCGTGTCATTTATCAAACCTTGTAATTCCAATCTGGTAATTCCGAGCTGGCTCTCTTTGTGGGCCTCATCCAAACGTGCTTCCAAAGCCTGTATCTGCTCGTTCGACTCTGCGTTGACTTGGTTTACAATCCAACCACCGACACCAACGAAGGCGCCGATAATGACGCCAATAGCACTAATCACCGCAGAAATCTTTTTCAGATTTTCAGAGATTTTTCCGAACTGGTTTTCTTTTTTCTTAACCATCTATATCCCATTTAAGTTTTCTATCGAAGTGCCTGTCAATCCGGTAAAATGTTATATCTTTACTTGTATAGTTGAATATACAAGAAACAAAAAATAGGCTTTTCGCCTCTGTAAAATGTTAAATGTTCTTTTCGGAATTGTTAAATCTTACTTCCAAAGGTCGCGATAATACGCGTCCATCCGGCGTAGTAGTTTTGTCGAATTGCCTTTCTCTGCGTGGGCTCGCCAGCTACGGTAGCACTCGTCCACTTTCTCACGGGTGAGCCGGCCCTTTTTCGCAAGATTGACTAACCGTCGGAGTTTCCGGCGATAATCCTTTACATTTTTCGGCAAAACCATCCTTACGACCTTTCCGGTGCCGGTAAGACGGTAAATAAAACCAAGAAACTTTATTCCTTCGGTAATTGGGTAAATCCGAGTTTTCTTCGGGTGGAGTTCAAACCCCATAGGCTCTAGCTGTATCGCGATCTCCTCTCGGCATTTCTCTAAATACTCTTTGTCCTCGTGGATCAGAATAAAGTCGTCCATATAACGCGTGTAAAGTTTAATTCGTAATCTCTCTTTAATAAAATGATCCAGCCCGTTTAACACGGATATTCCAGCAATTTGTATCATCTGACTGCCTGGCAAATAGCCAACTTCGCCGGAGTATTGGTCGCGCATAACTTCGCAGGCCATCTTGTGTATCTCTGGTGGGAGTTGTTTCCTAAAAGTTTTTTCTACAACGTCGTGGCGCATATTCGGATAATATCCTTTGATATCGCATTGTAAGACGTAACCATCGGTTCCGTGTTTGCGGTAGTATCTCTGCAAGAAACAAACAAGCCTCTCTCGCGAGAAGTTTGTTCCTTTGTCTTTCTGGCAGGCGCCATTATCATAAATAAAGCTTTTTACCATCGCTGGATAAATGGCGTTGTCGTTGAGGCTTCGTTGATATACTCTATCTCGGAACGCAACACCCATTACGGTCCGAACTTTCCCGCAGCTATTCACGGTAAAAGGTTTTTGTGGCCGCGGCTTATAGCTACCATCTTTAAGCTGTTCTTCTAGTTTGATAGTTTCCTCTATAATGTTCAAAATATAATGTGCTACGCTGTCTTTCCAAATAACACCCTTCTTACATTTCATAGCACTTTTGTAGAGTGCCTCAAATCCAATTACTTCGTCCATATTGCCACCCTTGGGCGCGGCGCTGATAGTAGTACTGGCTCGTGAGCCAACTACGTCGCCGCGCAGTTGTTTAACCTTTCGGTAAGGGTTTCGGCTCCTTGTATCATACCAATAGGCCAGCGCCTTATACTAGGTAACGGGCGATTGCTGGCGCCGTAAGATACGATCCGGCAAGAGCCGGTACGTGTTGTTGGCGTTGTTGTTGTTGAGCGAGCCATCGGTATTCCCGTTTAACTCGTTGTTCGCGTTGGAATAATTCGCGGAGCGCAACCACACCGGAAACACAACCTGCTACTGCATAGCCTACGTCCTGCGCTACGACGAGTCGTAACGCTTTTTATCAGCAGTACGCCACTTTCTGATATAGTCGCGCGCCTCTTTGGTGATTTTCCCCCAATAAGCTACCCTTTTAGCGGATAGATGATAGGTTCCATAGGCCATATCTATACAAATTAAAAGTTCGGTACAGGCTTGGATCGCGTTTGTTTGTAAGCGATACCGAGCCTCTTTCGCTTCCTCGTCAATTTCACCGGTTACGGGTTTCTGAACTCGGAGATCATTTGCGAGCCGACAATTTCGATAAATCGCCTGCCCATTTCTTTTAATATCGTTACCAAGCACTTCATCAAGTTCCACCGGAAACTTCTTTTTATTTGCCAAAATACCATTGGTATAGTTTGCGACTTCCAGCGCTTTTACCAAAACTACGAGTCTGCCTTCTTTTCGTTTCTCTTGTGGTACGGACATTTTCGCTTATCCCTATACTATATTTTATACCACGCCCCCCCCCCGCAGCGCAAGCGCTGAAGATTAGTCATCACCACGCAAGCGTGCGTGGTGATGAGAAGATTAGTGGATGATGGCACAAGCCGGCAAGAGCCGGTACGTGGTGTAGGCGTAGTAGTTGAGGAGCGAGCCATCGGGATTCCCGTATAACTCGAGGTGCGCGATGGAATAATGCGCGGAGCGCAACCAGTAACGAACGGCACTTGAGCTACCCATTGGTATAACGGCACGATAAGTTGAGCTGTTATTGTTGGCCGTTGGTATATTATCCTTGTAATACTGGAACGGCTCGCCTTCCAGGGCGTTCTTTGCAACTGGACGACTGTCATAATCAGAAGGCTTGAATTGCATTTGATAAGCACCAGGGATCCAGAACAGATCGTCGGTTGTATAGGTGTCGCCATCGAAACAGTTATTGTTGTTGACGGTCGTATTCCTAATCGTACTAATAACGGCCAACATATCAGATGGGACTATGGCCTTAAAGCCTTTACCGGTGTAGGATACTCTATCTGTTATATGTACCGGAGTGTAGCTCGTAGATACATTGTCGGCGTCAGAGTTGAGGATACCGCGAATTTCCGAGCCGTCCCAACGGTTGATATATGCGTTGTTGAGGGCAGTATATCCCTTTGTCATATTGAGGCCTGTCTTGTAAATAGCTGTGTAGTCGCTATAAGGCAACGCGTCGCCAACTTCTACGTTCAATTTCGTATAAGCAGAGCCATTGTAGCCGTAGTAATATGTGTCCGCCAGAGCGACCGGCTCCGTTGCGGAGTCGCAAGCGGTCTTTGACTCTGTGGAATATCTGTTTTGGAACGGTAGTGATTGGTCTAGCATAATGATAGTTGCCTTTGCCGTAGTTCCATCTGGTAAGGTTACGTCATAATCGGCGTCCACCACACGCCAGTTCGGAGTATAGGTAGTATTTCCAAAGACAAGCGTCGTTGGTAATAGAGAACCAACACCATAGTTCTGCCAGTTTTGTTTGACGTCCGCCCAGTTCGTAGTATCTGGGTTAGCGGCCACCTCAATCGCACACGTAATCGTTTTGTTGATCGCTGGGCTATAAGCAGATATAACTGCGTGTCCTGTTCCGTTAGCCGTTACCACACCGTTCTGATCTACCACGATATCGCTGTGGGAACTAGACCAGGTAATCCTTTGGTCGGTAGCCGTAGAAGGTTTGAATTGGACGGTAAGCTGTCTTGAAACCCCCTCTGTTAAGTTTAGGGAGCTATAAGCAAACGAGATATCCTCTAGCGCCTGGTTAATTGTAACCGTCATAGTATCAGAGATGGTGCCAGAATAATCTTTAACCGTTACGGTACAAGTTCCGCCTTTTAGAAGGTGGAGGCTATGCGTTCCGTCGCCATTGTCTAGGACGTGTATCATAGACGGATCAGATACGAGCACCTGTGTCCATTGAGGCGCGTTAGCCGGCAATACCGTAACGGCCAGTGGAATAGTTAGATAAGTTCCCTGGAACTGTAAGTTCTCAAAAGCAGATTTATTTGTGATAGTAACCGAAGTTACGTCCGAAATACCAGTCGGTAAAGCTGCGATTGCTGGCGCCATCTGCGCAGGCGTGTAGGTGTTTTGAGTGCCATTTTTATTACGTATCTCGTCTGCGATATTATCAAGGCTTGTTTTGTTTACTAAAACGTTTCCCATATACCTCCTTAATACGCTATATTATTGCCATCTGCGAAGGCGAAGTTAAATGTAAAGTCCAGAACAGCCGCGGAGCTCGTACCACTATTTGTGATGACAACGGAGTCGGTAGATTGTCCGAAGTTGACAGCGGTAGTTCCAACTGAAATAGTTGCAGCTTGCCCGTCAGCACCAGCGGCACCTTGCGGACCAGTTTCGCCTTGCGGTCCTTGAGGACCAGTAGCACCGGTCGCACCGGTTTCCCCTTGCGGACCTTGTGGGCCAGTAGCTCCAGTTGCGCCAGTTTCACCTTGTGGGCCCTGCGGACCAGTTGCGCCAGTTTCGCCTTGCGGACCTTGCTCGCCTTGAGGTCCCTGCGGACCGGTATCGCCCTTTTCGCCTTGTGGCCCAGTGGCGCCCGTGTCGCCTTTCTCACCCTGTGGGCCCTGTGCTCCGGTGTCGCCTTTCTCACCTTGAGGTCCGGTGTCGCCCTTATCTCCTTTGTCCCCTTTATCACCCTTATCACCTTTTGGACCGTTAAAGTACCCGTGGTCCCTCTTGTAAATCAAGTCGTCCACAATAGCTTGGATTTCTTGTTCCAAGATTTCGGTTTCGGTAGGGGTAAGTTCACTTGAGTTTACGGCGTGTTCTCTGTAAGATCCTGGATCTACTTGGACCTTTATCGGCGTTGGCGAGTAGCGCAGCGCCAGCTCCTCATCCTTTACCTCGAACGCGTAAACACCGAGCCCGAATTCTCCCTTTTCGGTAAGCACTTCGGCCGGTATATCGCAGGCGTCATCTACCAGAGGCACTTTGTAAGTTGCCCCGTCCTCTTTTCTGATAAATACTGCATATTTGACAAGACCGTCATACGATTTCGTAAATTCAAAATCAAGAGGCGTTGCCAGATATTCACCTTGGTTTACCAGAGAACCTTCGGTGATTTCGATTTTGTTTTGAGTAACACTCAATTTCATATCGTTTTCTCCTTTCTTTAATAAATCCTTTGCGCTACTCCACCCACAGACCGATAAAGTTTTGTTGCATTTCTAGCAAGCCCGTTGAGTGGCACCTCGATTTTTTTAACGTATTTCGCCGTGTTTGATTGTTCTGGATCGTTCGGATACGGCACAAGTGCGGCAGGTTTCGTTTTGACGGTTATCACGCTACTGTAATTAGACCAGGCGTTGCTGCTATTCTTGGCGCGTGCGCGGTAGTAATAGGTAGTGTTTGGCCTTAATCCGCTATGCGTAAAGGTGGAATTGCCGGTAGAAGTCTTGCTCGCTATCTGGGTTGTGGGGTTGTTAGACGTTCCGCCGTAGAGGTAAACCGTACCAGAGGCCGGATTGCCAAACGAGGACGTACCCCAGGTGATTTTGTTCTTGTAAGAGTCCGTATTCGAGCCGGAAATAGTCGGAGTATTTGGCGCAACGACGATAGAAGTAACTGTTGCGCTGCCAGACCAAGTACCCTGGAAGTCCGAACGCAAACCAGAGCCAGCGGTAAATGATACGCCATAAGTACCGTTTGAAGAAACAGTTTTAGAGTAGGTTGTAGTACGTACGTCGCCGACGTCAATACCACCTCTTACCCAGTTACCAAACCCACTATCCTCGAAAGTCTGCCCTGCGATTGTCATCGTCGGGTTAGGAAAGCTAGTATCCTGATAATGATACGTGCCAGAACGCCAGTAGTGCATACGAGCATAGATTGTCGCGCCATCTACCCAAACCTCAAGTTCGCAAGAGAAATACTGATTTGCCATTATTTAACCCCTTTGTCAAGTTTGCCATCGACTATCTTAACGTCAAACTGCGTCTTGCACCTTGAACAAACTACGTTTTCAAGGGTGGCGTCTTTGGACTCACAGATAAACTTCTTGCATTTCGGGCAGGTAACTCTAACCGCTTTAACTTCCTCTTTTACTTTCGGGGGTACGGTATAGGTTAGGTAACAATGACAATGCGGATGAGCGTCGGCCACTTCGCCGGCACCAGCACTAAATTCGCCAATTCCTTCCTCGTGGGCGTGTTCGGCAAAATCACCGTCAAGAGGTAATTCCACGCCGTCCATTTCTTTGCAGATTTCACAATGGTTTACGGACTCTGGGTTGAGGTGCCAGATTTTTTTGACTTCCTCCAACTCGTTATGCTCGGTGATAGCGTTCGCCATATCAAGGCTCGCCATTTCTGACGATCGGTGCGCCTCTGTATCTTGTAGCCTCTTGGTGCGCCAGAACTCGCTCTCTGTTAAATCACGCAGGGCGTTATTAGTCTGTTCTTCGGTAAAGTCGCCAGCTTCGGCCATCTCTAACGTCCGGTGGATCGCGGCGTCGGTATCGGATGAGTAGGAGAAGGTTATTTCTTCAAGGTATTTTAAGTAGGTTGACTTAAAATCCTCGCTGGGTTCGTACTCATAGCTAGTATCTACCTCATAGCCCGCCGCTATCGCTGCCTCCTCTAATTCATCTTGTCGAGCGAGTGCGTAGGCGACCGCGCCTGTAAGCAGAACTGGCAACAAGCTACCAGCGAGGATACTAGATTTCTCTTTGATATCAAACTCGTCGCCTTCGATTGCGGCTTCGATTTGTTCCTCGGTATATTCGTTGAGAAGTTTTTCTACTTCCGAGTCTGATATAGCGTCCTTCTTTTTGGTTTTGACACTTTTAAATGAGGTTTCTACCTGTGAAACAGAGTCGTCTGCGTTATCCGCGACCTGTGGGTTTTCTGGCTCTGGTAGCTTCTTAACAAGCGCCTTAAACCCTTCTGGTAAGCCAAGCGCGTCAACAGCAGAGTCTAACGCAAAGCCAGCCTCCACAGCGTCTTTTAGCGTTCTGAATTGTATCTCGGTGGTTTCTGCGCGAGTTTTGAGTTCGTCCACAGACTCCGAAATTACATAATCAACAGTGATCGCGAAACCTAAACCGCCGGTAATACGGTTCATTTCGTGAGTGAACTTCGCCCAGATCTTGATAAGTTTCGGATAAACAGTATATTTGTCAAAGATATGCTCCGATTTAGCAACAGAAGCGTAGTTGGAGTTTTGGATAAAGCCCTTGATTTCCTCTGGCACTCCAAACGCGGTGGCCGTTTTCTTATTGGCCTGCTCGAACACGTCTTTGAGGGTAGCGTCTTTGTTCGTTTGTGCAAACGGCACCCACTCAATTTGAGCCGGCAAAGGTTTGCCGTCTATCGCAGAGGTAGGACGATGGACATAGGAAACGTTATTGTTGCGGCCTGCGCCACGGTGCTTTTCCTGCATAGCGTCCACGATATCGTTAAATTCTTTTTTGTCGCGTGCCGTAACGATAAACTCACCAGCCGGAATAGCTTGGTTGCGGAAAAAGCCACTCTGCCAATCTACGATATAATCGTCCAAGCTCGCCCACTTTTTAGCGGCTAGCGTTGGCGAATAGCCCTCGGTAACGTCGTATGGGTTAATGTTAAGAGAGATAGAAATAACTTCTGCGTCGGTATAAGTAGCGGACTTGGTGCGATACTGAATAGAGCCGTCGCTGTTTTTAATCACTCCGACACCTTGGAGGAAAGTAAAGCCACCGATATTGTCTTTGGTAATCCCGCCAGGCGTTCCGTCTATCTTATGGCAAAGAATATAGACGGTTGGGTGTACCAAAGTCATCACAGCTAACGCCTCAAAGAAATCAAGGCCGGACATTTCTTTATTCGGATTATAAAGCGCAGAAATAAGTTGTGGTGTTTCTTTAACCCGCTTGCCGTTTTCGTCTATCGCGTAAGGCAGAGCAATCGCAATTTGCTCGGCAATTCTTGACACGTCTGCGAAAATATTGTCGTATGCGCCATCACCACCACCGTAAAGGCTAAAAAAGCTGTTTCTGATATCTGCTAGGTGCCACTCGCTACCGTCCGCATTGGTAATACCTTTTGCTTTTCCAGTTAGTTTTGCTTTGATTTTTTCAAACATCCTACCTCCTTTTATGCTTTTTTATCGAAGTGAGTGTCAAGCAGTCCTGTGCCACTTGACAATTCCGCTAGACGTTGTGGAACTCCACGAGCCTACCCACTCCTTATTCGGGTTAAAATTAGTGTTCGACGTTTCGTAGTAAGTGCCTACCGGATAAAGTAGGTTTACCATCTTAATCTGCTCGCTTGTGAGTGCGTTGGTCGTGATTTCTTTTTTGACTACTATCGCCATATTCCTCCTACCTTAATACGTCCGTACCATCCAATTCGCTGCTATCCAACGTAAAGTAGTGCGGAGCATTGTATTGGTGGACGGTCAATGTTGTTACGAGGTATCCTGGGCCGTGTTCCCAGTTAATACCATCTACGATATACGTACCGGCAAATTCGCCTTGTAACTCGATAATATCGCCGAGCATTAGAGAGAAATCGCCTTTGACTTCAACGTTTAAGATTGGGTTGTATCTAGCGCGCTCGTAAAGCATATATCGCGCAAAGAGATCGGCCTGGTTTTCGGATTGGAAGAATTCGTTATTGGTGATTTCCAAAACACGATCGCCATATTCTTCTACGCTTTCTTCGTCTTGTACGTCATATTTCAAGAGGTTTGTAACCTTTGCCGGCTCACCATAAAGCCTCATTTCGTCAATCTCTACGGCGAAGCTGTTGGTATTCGTAAATGTTATGATAAGGGCGTTAGAAGTCAATCTGGACGTTGCGGATACTCCGGAAGTTATTTCGTTTCCATTGGCGTCTTTACAAGTAAACCAAGAAACAGAGCTGCTACGTCCTAGTGTCGGATTTTGGACGTCGTAGCACGGATCCTCAAGCGAACACGAAATCTCATTTGAGAAGTTTGGATCTATAACCCAGAGGTTGCTCGTTCTATCGCCGGATGAGGACTTGGTATAAACGTACTGGTATTCCTGGACTTCGCGGATTTCGGCTTGGATTTTAACGTGGTTTACCATCTGGGAATTCTCGGTAGGACGAACTTCTATGATAGAGTATTCGCCGAACGTCATAGCGAGTTCATCGTTGAAACTTGCTCTCGCTTGGAAGCGTAGGATACCAAGCTCGTCTAGCCAAAAACGTCCGTTCTCGGCCTGTACCAGCTTTCTGATTGCGTCGCCAGCGCTGTCGCCAATATCAAAGAATACAAACGGAATAACGTTCGCGCCTTGCTCGAAGTTATACTGTGCAGGGGTAAGCCCAAATTGCTCCACGATGGCCGCTAATACTTCGTCAGTTCTGGCGTCGCGCATATCCACCACCTCTGTTAGAGGGCTTTCGCAGATAGACGTTAGGAAGTCGTTTACGTGATAGTCAGCAGTCCGTGAACTCTGGTTAATATCTGGCGTGTCCTCTGTTAAGCCGACAAGTTGGGGGATAGAGCCTTGCCCTTGGAAGCCAGCGTAGATACGAACCGGACGGCCTGGAAGATTGTTCTCGTCAATCGTAGAGCCGGAGCCTGGCGTAAAGTAGCCGTCGTGGTTGTCGAAAGTAATATCTGCCTGCCCGATTTGAACGGTGTAGGGAAACTCAATAGAGCGTGAGAGGCTTATCTTGACTAGCCGGTCGGAATAGTCCGAATACTTGTATAAGTCCCATATCTGCAAGACGTTTGGCTCGCGTAAAGCCAGAATATCTGGGCCGTCTAGCACGCTTTGGTCTAGCGTAAAAATACCTACGGAGGGATCTAGTTCCTTCGTAAATGAGATATATGGCGATACTACGGGGGTGATAATCTGCCCTCTTGCCGCCTCGTGGAATTTGTTATCTACACTTATCACAGTTGTTTTGACTCCCTAAAACTAACTTGTACGCCCTCTACCGTTCCGCAGTTATCTATTACGTTCTGCGAGTTGAGTTCCATACGCGCTACCATATTTGAGATAGGGAGGTTGGTAGCACCAGAAATCGTAATCACGGGGTATCGTTTGTTTTCCCATTGTCTATCCACGAAACCTTTAAGCACGGAGTATTCGCCGGCTGTCATATAGCCGAGCGTTAGGGTGATTTTGTGTTTGCGCGCTTTGTAGTAATCTGATACGTTACCATCTACCGTTTCCACCATCTGCCCGATATGGTCTGGGTTAGAAATAAGCGGAGTAGCCCATACGTCATACGTACGCGTTACGGTCTGGTCTGTTATCGTTACTGTTATTGCCATTATCTCGTTGCCTCCAATCTTGAACGTTTAACTTGCTCTAGTGCCGCAGCAATCTGCTCCGCAACCTTTCTGCGCTCTGATTGCGAGGTAGCGAAGGTGCCTTGAACGTTAATGTTGATAATCGTATTGCCAAGTGATTTAGGAGTTCCTGTGTTTTGGTCCACCATATTTGCAGGGATAACATACTCGCCTCTATGAACGAACCCTGCCACTTCGTCTGTCGCGCCACGTCCGGTAAAGCCACCGACGGCATATCCTGCTGGAATTGCGCCCATACCTTGACGCGTCCACTCGCTTTTCCAGTTATCGCCATACTTGCTCTTGTAATACTCTACGATCTTCTTCTGCTCTGTATCTGCCGTCATACCGGCGCTCTCACCGAATAGGAATTTACCAACAGAGTTATTGAGCACCTGGTCGAACCAGTTCATCACCTTACCAAAGAAGCTACTACCAAAGGCGTCGCCTGCGCTCGTACCAGATTGCGCAATAGAGAGTTGGCTATTCTTCATTGCCTCGTTAAACTTGTCGGCGAGGTTGTTGGCGATACTGCCACCGGCTGCGCCAGCTAGGTTGGCTTGTTCCTCGTAGGAGGCTTTTTGTTCCTCATACCTTCTCTGTAATGCTTCAATTTCATCAAGCAGAATAACGTCTTGGACTTCTTTAAGAGCGTCGCGGTGTTTATTCATAAACGCCAGCTCATCGTCTAGTTCGGCTTGGAGGGCGGCGCGTTTTTCCTCGTAGGCTTTGCGGTCGTTTTCGTTCTGGAGTTCTAGCTCCTCTCGCGCTGCCTCTGTTTGCCTCTGATAGAGGTTATTTTCCTTGGCGAGTGCGAATTCAAGGTTAGCGAGTTTTTGCCGGTTGTATTCATTGTTATATCTCTGTAAGAACGCAATCTGCGTCATAATCTCGTCCACCTTTTCTTGGTGGGCGCGTTCTTCTTCGGCTTGTGATACTTCAAAGGCAGCGTTACGTTCCTCTACGGCTCGACGATAGCTAACGTTTGCCTCTTTAATCTGCTTGGTGAGATTGTCGATAGTTTCGAGGTGGCGGACTTCAATCTGTTTCAAGTCCTCTAAATAATCTCTGCGGAGTTTATCAAGCTGTTTATTGAGGTCTTGGACGGATCCGGCGGCGCCTCCGGTGGCTACGCCAAAGTCCTCCATAGCGTCGGCGCCATCGTCTAGCCCAGAAACTAGATCTTCGGTAGCGCCTGCCGTCTGCGATGAAACTAGACTGATTGCGGCCATCGTAGCGGCGACAGTAGCAAGGCCAAGTACCACGCCTTTTGCGGCGACGTTAAGACCAGAGAACCACGCAATCGCGCTGGAAATCATCGGAATAAGTTTGGCAATCGCCCATACGATACCACCGGCGCCTACAACTACGCCAACAAACGTGCCCAGCACCACAACTACTTCTTTATTTGCAACGATGAACGAGGCGAGATTATTTATCACCGTAGCCATCGGCGCAAAGGCCTGTCCGAAACTCGCCTTTAAGTTTTCAAGAGAATTGGCTAGTCTTTGCGTAGAGGCGGAATATGTGTTCTGATATGCGCTTGCCTGGGAACTGTATTTTTGTCCTGCTTCAATGGTGGAGTTATAGATTGCCTGGCGTCTTTCTGCCTGCGTGAGTTCGCTTGCGGTCTTGCCGACGGACGCAGCGTATCTGTCGTATGCGCTAGAGGCGGTTTCCATATTACCTGCCACCTTCATCATCATAGAGGACTCTTGCTTAATACCTTGCGTCGCTCTCTCCACGGCCTCCGAAACGGTGTACATTTCCTTACGGTTAGCTTCCGCGGATAATGTCATCGCCTTTATCATTTCGCTGGCTTCTTGGACACTGTACCCATACGCTGTGAGGTTACGCATAGCGACCATCGCGTCCTCCTCGGACAATAAGCCGTCAGCCGTGATATCCCGTACTTCGGTCATCGCGTCGGTTATGGTGCCCTTAACCGTATCTACGGTAGTCATCAGACCGTATAATGCGTCCTCATATTTCGCGTACTCCGACATAGAGTCGGAAACCCACGATATTTCGGCAGCGGTAATCGCAGCAAACATAGCTTGCGCTTCTTTGGAAACGTCGTGCATAGAACCGGTCATTTGCCACATTGACTCTTTGAATTCCTCAAAGTCAAACTTCGCTTGTTCGGCGGCCTGTCCGGTCTTTTCTATCTCTGGCGCGACGGTCTTGGTAGCGGACTCAACCTTTGCACTAGCGGCCGCGGCTTCTTCTTGCGCCTTGGCATATTCCTCTGCCTCTTTGGTGGTTTTCTCAAACCACGCCTGATATTCCTCGTAAGTACCTTGTCCTTCACCCCAGTTAATCTTGAGGTTCATATCGCCCATCTCTTGTTTGAGATCGCCGACTTTCTTCCCAATACCATCAACGGCCTTCTCTACGTTAGAAGTATCGGCCTTAAAGGTATATTTGACAATGTTACTTGAGGAGTCGTCCATTTGTTATAGTTCCTTCCTTATAGAGTTTGTTTTCTGCCGGATATTCTCCGCAAAATCTTTGTCAGAAAGCACTCCGGCGGACGCGGACGCTTGAATATCGCCAGCGTCAACAATCTGGCGGTAGCGTACCTTGCGCGCCGCTTGGTTTAACCCCGTCATAGTTTCAAAGGTGTAGGGAATATGTTTTACTTTGCCATCCTCGCCCACGTCTATAATGTGGCCTCGCAGAACTGCTTTAACAGCCTCAAACCCAAAATAAACACCGTGCAGAGCCAACTGATATAGCTCTGGTGGTATATCGCCACGATATCGCGGATTTTTAGCTTCTTTTGCTCGGTTCTCGGCCCACTTCTGGTCCTCCGGCGACAGCATATCTTTAAGCGCTGGCATTTGGCTCCTCCACCTCTTTTACTTCACCGAGCAGAGCCGTGTCTATAATTGCTCTGATTTCTTTGCGATCAAGTTCTCTGAATAGCTTATCAACAGCACCCTCTGTTTCAGAGGTGATAGTGCCTTTTAAGATTTCGTGAGTTTCGGCGACTAAATCATCTGTACGATTTTGTAGGCGTGCCAGAGCTTTCTGTTCTTCCTCTGGGGTTTTCTCGTCTTTGCTTCTACTTTTCGCCTTTTCTAATAATTCTTGTGCCTCGGCTGTGATTTCGTTTAGTTCTCGCATATTTGCGCGGACCTGCAACTCCTCGCCGGCGCCGTATGGTCGGACGGTAAATTTGCCGTATCCTTCGACCTCAATAGTCTTTTTGTTATTCTTTGGTACGTATGTAATTGTCATAGTGATTGTAATCTCCTTTATTTCGTTATATTTATCTATCGAAGTGCTAGTCAAGTTGTAGGCACGAGCCTTTTATGGTAAAATATAGAAAACGTATCAAAACAAAAAAGGAAACAATATGAAAGATAAAGAAACTGAAATCACCCCATCAGAGCGTGAGTCTTTGAACGAAATAAAATACTCTGTCGCGGCAATTAGAAAAATAATAGTTATCCAATTCGTCTTGCAGATAATCGCTGCCCTGCTTATTTGGGGATCGTTCCACAGATAACAAAAATCCCTCTATAAAGAGGGACTTCTGTTTTTGGATTGTTAAGCGCTGACAGGCACCGGAACGAATTGCTGCGTAGAGGCGTCCCAAAGCGTTTTCTGCGTAAGGTCGCCAGCACCAACGG